CTTCTTTAATTATACGTTGGATAAAAGACATTCAGAGTTTAGAAAGTATCACAGAAGTAAGAATGTTGTAAATCCCGGGACGATACAGAACTGGCCATTTGGTCAAACCATAAAGGTACAATTCAACCCAACGAATATGGGTGACCTTCTCAGTAATATGTATGTGAGCATAACTATGCCGGGTATAAGTGTTGGTAATTACGCTGACCAATTGGGTCGACACATCCTCAAGAGCGTGACGATGTTTGTGGACGACATTGAGGTTGAGAAAATTCACGACGACTGGGGGATTATCTATGATGAACTGTATCTAGAAATGTCTGAAAAGGTAGCTAATAGATTTCTTGTAAATAGAAATTTGGGATATGATGATTCAACTCTAAATGATGATGTCGCACGATATTCATCGGACCTGGTGATTCCAATCCACTTCTTTTTTTCTAGAAAGTATGCGAGTGACGAGTACATCTCAAATAAACCAAATAGACCATACTTCCCAGTGTGTGGGGTGTACCGTCAAAAGATTACGTTTGAATTTGAGTTTCACAAACAGTCATTCTTTACGGATACAACGGATGCCCTTGAACTTCCATCATTCAACATAATCACAGAGGAAATAACAGTCTCCCCAGAAGAACGAAAGTTCTTTGCGAATGAGAGGCAAACATTCATCACAGACTTGGTACGAAGACATCCAAGTATCATAAGTGAACCAAATAAGTACACGATACGAAACAACCTGGTCCCAAACATTCCAGTGAAGTGTATACACTGGTTTCTTCGTAATACCAAGTTTGAGGATGAAGATACAATCAAAGAAGTTGGTGAGAATGACGAGGAACTCTTCTATGTTCAAAATCGATTTAACTTTTCATCGAATGTGAGCTTTGACGAAATTCAAACATTCTTTGACCCAATTATGGAAAGTGCGAGTTTCTATATTAATGGAACTAAAATGCCCAATGTAACACAAACAACGCACAACTACTACAAGTATCTCGTCCCATTACACAACAGACTGGCGAGACCTTTCCGGAATATATACACGTACAGTTTCTCGATGAATCCGGTAAATGTGGAACCATCGGGGAACTTGGATTTTAGTCAAATACAATCTGAAAAAACAAACATAGAAGTGACGCTAGACCAGACCGAAGTTGATACGAGTTCAAATACATACTCATTAAATATGTACTACACTGGGTATCAAACGTTTGTATTTGATAAGGGGTTTATGTCGATTGCTTATTAAATAAACACTCGCGATTACTACTGATATAATCAATAATCTTATTCTTAATGCACCATTTGATGAAATTTAATTGCGCCAACGTTGTTTGGATTTCATCTGATGTCCCAGGTACGACATAGGCGAACTTTTGTGACCGACAGAATGGGTCAAACAACTTTTTACTGTACCCGTCAAGACTTGACTTGTAGGCACAGTGTACGGTAAACAATTTACCATCACCAGTTTGGTAGGATGTGTGGTTCTTTTTTGCGTAGTTTGTGATAAACCATTCCAGATTTCGGAGTGATATACCACTAGATTTGTCGAGTATAGTCAGTAGTGTAGTTCTATTCTTCGCATTGTCGTAAAATTGGTTGATGGATGATAGTAGAATATCGTTTTTGCTCATTATTATATAATAGTATCAAAATCTATAAGCTCGTTTGGGGCTTCACACCCCGGACACCCTCTCACAAACATCTGCTCCGGACCGTGATTGTGAATACTCGAACACGACATAGTTCTCTGCTTCAAACGGTCTCGCTGTCCTATGTGATGTCTACAGTACCCTTCGTGAACACCTCTAAATGTACAGCGCTGTCCATTCGATTTTGTACCTTTACACACTGAACCCGTGTGCACTTTTGGTATGTCTCGGAGTAATAAATCGAGGGCGATGCAATGTTTTTTTGAAATTATTTCGGCGTATTCATTGATGATAGCATTTACCCTATACTCCAATTCCTCGTCGACCAGGTCTGTAATTTTATCATAGAGACTCATTCCTTACTATCTTCTAGCTCGTATTTTTTAAATAGGTCATCCACGGATTCATTCTTTGTAACTCTCGCTTCTTTGATACGACCTCTGAGAGCCACCAATGTCCCAGTCTCCTCGAGTCCAAGACGCTTACACTCTGCGATGAGGTCGTCCTTCTTCATCGAACTGAGTGCGGGTTCTCGTTGGGGTTTTGGGGGTTTGTGTTGGTTGATGATATCACCGAAGATTTCCTCCTTCACATTCTCGTACAGTGGGTCCAGAAGGTCACACACGGGGTTCAAAAACTTGTTGAGGAAATAATAATGATAGTCCACCGGGATGTTATGTTCTTCAACATATTTGGGGTCTTCGGCTTTCTCGTACGCCTTGGCTTTGGGGTCTGCAGTCTTTGTGAGAATATAGGGAACACGGTCTCCAGACTGTGGCTCAGAACCAGGCTTACGCTGTCGCATCTTCGTGACTACCTGTACGTGTGATTGATTAATATGTACAGCTTCGGAACTTGTGACGGATACATTTTTACCTCCAACTTTGTATGAATCGGAGAGACCTTGGCTCAATACAAGCTTCTCGTTGGGGATATCCCCAGACAGAAGTTCGATGGCGCGCTCCTTGGCCAACTCCTTGGGTGGCCCAGGGTCACTTGACGTGAGCACTACATCGAGAAGTTCCTTACACACCTCGCGCATATGGGGTGTGTTATCACGACGAACAATTTGGAGACCCTTCACGTCAATATAATCCATATGCATCTTACCATCTTTACCTTGGGTCCACAATTTGGCCGCGTAGCGCTTTTTGGAATACAAAAAGTAGGGCCAATACACCTTCTCCAACTCAAGATTATTAGGCTTCTTGAAGAGAGCTGAACACTCTTCGGCCGCCCGCTCCCCAACCTTCCAACTATATTCAATTGCTTCAACACCGGTACGACCCTCGACATCAAACTCAACCATCACCGAATCCGTATTATGTACAACCATATCACCAGGTCCCACGTGGAAGTGATGGGACTCTGTAGTCAAGTCATAGACATACCCTTCAGTTTCACCCAAAAGTTCAAGTTTCTTAATCGCAATTGGATTCTTTCTTTGTGTTGACGTTGTCCACGTTTGTCTAAATATATCCTGTTTATCAGACCTGATATTGATTGAAACATTATAACCCAGTCTTCGCCCCAATATATACATACCCATAGAACCCTCCTTACCTTTGATATCCATTCGTGTATAGCCGTGACCATCCTTATCACCATCGGCCATGTAGTATCCTTCCCAAAAAGACTTTACAACGTGGAGTGGAGCATTGAGAATACACGCAGGTACAACCTTCTCTTTGTGTTCATTGTAAAAGAGACTACGATACTTTAGACATATACTCTTCACGTCACCTATCGCATTCAACTTGTAGACACCACTACTTTTGATTGTATCGTAAATTTTAGTTTCAAACGGACACAACTGTTGCATTTCCTCGAGGAATTTCATATCCGCGTTGTTGAGTGCCCACGTGTATTTAGAATCATAATGACCACACGAACCATCACCAAAAAAGAATCCCATAACCTTTGCTTCCTCCAAAGTAACATCCGTGTCTACATCACGAAATGTGGACACACAGTCGCCGTGTAGTAGTTCAGTACCGAGAGTCACTTCAGAAGGTTTAATCATCTCCTTATTTTTTAAGAGGAGACTGTGGTCTTCGGTAACATCAACGACACCCGTGTGTGTAAGGACTCTATGGATATTCTTTGTAGTCTTGTGCCTCACGATTTGTCTAATTGGGGTAAATCCACTTTCAGTCCATACTTCGGCATCAATCTCAGCAATCTCCTTACCATCATCTCGAATCTCATATATATCTGCGAGTGAGTCAATACGCACAGTCTGGATAATACCATCTTTTTTGATAAGTAGAGGTGTGTCTGGTGTCACAGAATCCCCATACCTTACCTTGGCCCCGGGGAAGTTTGCCTCTACGTAATTCTTTGTCTCCTCAATCATTGAGCGACCCTTTGACGTCGTCGTTGATGCGATTGGGACACAGGGGAGAATACCCTTACCCGCACCCGTGAAACCATACACAGAGTTCATAGAAATCTTGTACGCCAATTGTTTACCATTGTACACCTCCTTCATAAAACCTGTGGCGTTCGCCATATCCCGCTTCGCTTGTTTACGGAACTGTTTGAGCTCCATAAGAATATTAGGGAGCAGACTCGGGACATCTTGGGCAAACTTGTACGTCCGGTCACCAATCGTAAATGTCTCGTAGTTAATACCAGGGATATTACCATACTTTTTCTCATCCATCACATAACTTGAATAACATAGATTGTGCGCCATCATAATCGACGGGTACAACGCTTCAAAATCAAGGGCTGTAATTGGGGTATAGTACGCACCCTTTTGGGCCTCCAGGACTGTCGCACCCTCATAAGGTTCCTCTGGGAGTGCACCGTACCGAATCGTGGGAACCATAAATCCCAATTCCCGCGCCTT